CCGTATTCATTCGCTCACGGATTAAATTCTCAGAGTCGTAGTTCAGTTCTCGCACGTAAAGCTTACCGTCGTTATACTTGCACTCAACAATCGCCCATGGATCTACCGCGCCCCAATCTGTCCCGTACCAAATCTTATAATCGAGTTTTTTATAGTCTTCAGGTGAAATCTGGCTCCAACGGAATATCCGGTTAGGTCGCTCGGCTTTCTCTCCAAGCCCATAAACTGACCAATTGAATTCGTTGGCCGTGCGCTTGGCGTGGTTGTCACGGCAGCGGATTAGTTCGCTTAGTTGTTTGTCGGTAAACTGTAACGTGTTGGCGGCTATATCGTACTCGAATGCCTCGTTTTCGGTGATTAGTTTGTCTTTTACAACAGAGGATTGAAGTACTGTCTGATAAGACAATATCTTATTTCTTTGTTCAGGAGGGCAGAATGGATTATCTAAGAATGTTGAATGTATTACGATTGACCTTGGATTTTTAGCTAAATCATCGCTCCAATGTTTCATCCTTGGGTTCAAATCAGTTATAACAAACAGAGAGCAACGCATATCTAATTGATCAAATGTGCTTTTCTGAATATTGTACGCTTCATTGAACCAAAGAACATCAGAGTGGTAACCGTGTATTTTGACCGGATCATCTGTGCCCTCGATATAGATAGAGCTATTATTTGGGAACTTAAAAGTGCTATCACTAAGGTTTAATACAACGTTTTTTCTGGTAGGCATGTCTGGGTAAATCATGTTCATGTCAAAAAAAACAGTGTCCTTGCACATCTTTTTTGTGTCCCTGAAAACAGATAGTTTGGTTTTTGGATTCTGAAGAGCGTAAAGCCAAAACAATTGAATGATTGAATGTGTTTTACTTGAACGACTTGATCCTGAATTTATAATATAGCGATATTCCTTACCAGAATCACCACACCATTCACACTCAACTTCGCTTTTTACACCTTCACAGATGTGACATTTGGTATTTACAGCTTCCCAAGTTCTTTCAAATACAGTTGTAGCCTTCATATTCTAATCAAACAAGTTTTGTTTCTTCTATGCCCAAGTAAGTATTTGCTCAATGTGCGGTGATCTAACGAATAACAGAAAGAGGCTTCAGCTATTGAGTCATGGATTATGCCAGAAGATGTATTGAGTATTAGAATTGATCGTTTATTTAACTGACCCGTTTTCGATTTCTTAATGTTTTCACGGTGATCATCAGTAAAGATCATTCCTTTTCTGGCTCTACTAATTTTGTCGCAAATTTCTTTTGGTCTTTTAGTTCCTCTGTTAAAATCCCCAATCTTTTTACGGGTTTCTTCAGATCGATAAGCCTTTTTAGTGTCGGTTGAAACATAGTCACAATTCAATCCGCTATGAACACAATCAAAAAGTTCTTGATAGTAACGCTCTTTTGTATTCAACTCTTCAATAGTGCATTCACATACAACTTCAAGGACATGGTTTTCAAATCCGTATTTTTTAATACTGTTGAATAATTTTCTCTGATTTGTTCGTATGCAGGTTTTATAATAGGCAAAACGCTGCTTAATGTTAACGCTTTGCCCTATATAAATTCTTCCAGAAGGTGAGGTTATTTTGTAGATGCCGACCATTGAAGCAAAGATAATAAAATTATCTTAGTGTCACTCCAAATTTTTAACAATCTCGATCTTAAACGGTTCGTTTTGATTGATCTTATCCCCGTCAGTTGTAACGTCGACTTGTTGTTTCGGTTTTCCGTAACGATATTCGAGCCACATTTTTTGAGATGCGGTGCAACCTTGAAGTGCTTTGTCAGCGATTACAGCCCAAAGATCGTTGCAGTCCATGATACCATCCATCATTTCGATCAACTTAGCTTCATTGGCTTTTGGTTTTCTGCCTTGGCCTCTGTTTTCACCTTTCTTTGCGCCGTTATTCTTGCGACCGTCCATTATTAAAATATTTTATTTATTTAAACGTTTCTTAAACGTTTTCTTATTTACTAAAAATCCTTCAAGCCACTCTTGAAAGTGCTTTACTTTGTTTGGCGTCATTTACAGGTTGTTGTTTGAGAGTATACAGAGCCTGATTTTGTGCCGTTTGCTTCGTACTGTTCCATTTCTTCTTTAGTGCCTTCAAACTTAGTGACAACCTCGGAGTGAATACCTTGCACATCTGTAATAATCGTGCATTTATAGGTTTTTGTGCAGGACGCCAGGCACAGGGCGGAGATGGATAATAGGATTACTTTACGCATATTTTTTTGTTTTTGTCTCTGTATGCCATCATTGGCATCAAGTCCAGAGTCGGGTTAAGATTAAGCATTTCGGAAATAATGGAGTTTATCGCAATCCATCTAAAGCCTGTTGCTTCTTTCAATTCAACGTCTCGGTAAATAAGTTTACCGTTAGCCATTTCACGCTTTACAAATTTGCCGTTAACTACATTTCGAAGCACAAACGCATGATGTCTGCGCTCTTGTCGTGAGTAACGTGAGTCAGTCAAGACTTCGGTTACGGCTGTTGGGGTGAGATTATCAAACATATCGTTCTGCCTTGCTTCGTTTATAAGTATCATGCCATTCCCTCACATGCAGCCACGAAGGGCAGAAAAGGAATACAGGCACAAATAACCACCAAGAGAAATCTAAGCACAAAAGAGTGAAAAGGATCAGCCAAATGGCGTTATAAAATGTTATCGGGTACTTATTCATAAGTCAAAGATATTAAAAATTTCATTCATAATTGCAATTTGTTGAGACTCTTCTTTGCGAAACTTGTTTGCAATGGTCTCTTGACCGGTTCTGATGCTGTGCAGCCATTTGTCCGGATGGGCTGCACAAATGATTGGGATATTGTTTTGGGCAGCGTCGAGAGATAATACAAGGTCCGACATACATTTGAACGGTGAGTGTGAGATATTCGGACGGTATTTGTTCAGGTTTATACCCATAACGCCAGTACCTCCAACGTGTACTTTTTTGTCGAGTGGAGTGTAGTTCAGATATGAGTAACAAAGGTGTCCTCCTCGGTAGTAAGAATGACGTCCGTGTGGGACTAATTCTCTGCCGTGGAAGGTTACTATTGGGTGGGATAGAAGTGAGCTGGCTATTAAGGCTACATAATCTTCAGGATATAGAATATCGTCGTCGCATGTCAGGTACATGTCTTCATTTGCGAATGGAACGAAATAGAATTTGCCGTTATCGGTCAGGTCGGTGCGCGGGATGTCGTTCACTGCAAACTCAAACCCTTTCGGGACTGAGTCGTAGTTATTCCAACAAATCCGCACAATGTCGACCTGTTGACGAATAGACGCAACAGCGAACTCAAGCGCTTGAAGGCGTTTTTCACCGGGATATGTCACGAAGTTTGCGGAGGTTATCATCTTTGTAAACGGTTATTGCCTTGATAACGAAGATTGCGGCGGTAGAAAATTCTGAGTTCGGTTTGGGTTAGAGGCAGATCCAGGAATAAAGCAAGCGCCTGAGAGTCTGGAAATATTTCATGTAACGGTTGGGGACGTCTACGGCGTAGCGTGTCTGTCACATGCGCAGCGCGTACTGAAGAAACAGTGTTTAGGGATTTCCATCCTTTACCACTTCTGATTGGAGTGTTATTCATATCAATTTATTGTTTTTTGACATTTTTACTTTGAAGTTGTGAACTGCGTTCTCGATGTAAACCTGACGTTCGTCGCCTTCCAGATTTACCGGAACATTTATTCCAATGCTGGTTCGGGTGGTAACCTGAACGGTGGTGAGTTTCGTATCTTTAGCGCCCAACTTATCGAGTTCTCGTCTGGTTTCACAGCCTGTTTCGGCTCTCAGGTTGTGGCGGATTACTTCATCTTGTTTCATATCTCTCACGAATTAATTGATGTACTCTTTTTCTTGCTGCCTGATCTACATTTGTACCAAGTGATTTTTGTTTGTTGTGCCGGCGATATGTGTACACAATGTCTGGACAAAACGATAAACGGCAGCCACCTTGAAGAAGGCGCAAATGATACTCCCACTCTTCGCCGGTGGTGAGTGTCTCGTCCCAAAGTCCAAATTTATCAAGTAGCGAAGTCCGGTACAAAGCAGAAGAGCCGAATATACCATTTTTACGAAGACAAGACTCAAAAGTTGTATAAGGCTCGGTTAATGTATAAGGTGAGCGCTGACCACCTTCGAATAAGTTTTCGGCGCGACCATGAACAAAATCTGCGGAACCAATAGCGGCCAGACGGCTGCGTACTGAGTTTGTGGTCAGCATATCGTCCTCGTCAAGTTGGCACCAGAACTCGGTTTTCACGTCTACGAGCGCCTTGTTCAGGTTCTGGCAAACGTTACCGTCGCCTTTTGACTCGATGACGATGGATGAGTATTGCGAATTTGCTGACTCTAAAGCCTGATCGAGCCAGCCGCGATCCTCTTTATATGGGATTATTATAGTTACTTTTTGCATGGGGCTTGAAGATTTTGAATCTTAGTAAGCAGTCTCTCATTCTCACGCATGATAGCGTTGTAACGTACCGTGGCCGCTTCTGTGTATTCAGCCAATGCTGCATTGTCGCGCTCACGTTGAAAATAAGCCTCTGACGAAAGTTTTTCGTACATTTCTACAAACGCTTTTTTGTTTTGTTTTGATTCGCCCCAAGCCTTGTAAGCCTTTGACGTTATTCGGTTCTTGACCTCGATTGGCAACTCTTTTAAGATATTCATAGTTGTGTTTTTAAGAATTTTGCAAGTTCGTCAGTATCTACATTGATGACATCACCTTCTGGATTGGTCACTTGCTCGATGTAGATAGACGTTTTTGAAATAAATGTGTGAGGGAGGTCGCGGTCTAGTGACGTTATTGTGGTGTCTTCGGATGAGATTTTAGCCTCAACCTCATGACCTGACTCGAACTCGAATCTGTAGTTCTTTTCGTAGGACTCGACTTTTACGGGGTTATTTTGCCAGAAGTTTTTCATGATCCAAATCTACAACATTTATTTTTATTCCTGCAAATATATTTTAAACTATTTTCACTTTTTCAATGTTTGCACGGGTTTTAGAAGCAATATTTTTTGTAAAAAGTGTACGGAACAACCTTAAGTTTTGCCAAAATCCAGATAATCGGTCTGTAACGCTTGAAGTTATATCGGTCAAAATTGGATCGATCCTGAATTTCTGACTGTGAAGCCCAAGCGATCATGGTGGCGCGGTGGCCTAATTTCTCCATGTCGAACTCTGTTACAGTTGCCAGTTCTTCCATCGCTTGATCACGTGTGATCATTCCAGAACGCATTCGGGCAGACAGATAAACGCGGCGCTTATCAATGTCGAATTTTTCAGGCAGTAATTTGGAGCCTACAAAATCGGTGTAAAAGTTTTCGCCGTGCTTGTGACCATACCACTTGAATCCAATTGCTGAGCGCATAGCGTCAACGCTTGACTGATAATCTTTGATGTAGTGAAACGGGCGAATTTGTACAATCCCACGGAATGAAGCCAGAATCTGATCCCAGAAAGTGAAAAGCGGAAACGACTTAATTGGTTTACCGTAAACCGATCGAATGTATTTAGCGTCCATGTACGTCCATGGCTTCGGTGTCGAACCTTCTTGTCTAAAGTCGTGTCCGTTTAAAATGTGTTTAATTCTGAATTTGTGCGCAGTGTCGTACATGAGTTTCGTCATTGCGATATCGTTCGGGATGTCAGCATCCGGCACACCAGCACAAAGAAACGCATCACAAATATTTCTGTATTCTGGCTCCGTTGCCTTGTATCGGATAAAATCTACTTTCAATGTACGAACCAACGCCTCCATATTATGCTCCGCTTCGGGAGTATTCCAGCCGTTGTCAAAGTGAATAACGAGCGGTTTTAAACCCCATTCACGAACTGCCATCCAAAGGAGTGTCGAGGAGTCAAGGCCGCCTGAAATTCCGATAAGACAGTTGTATTTTGACTCATTTCCTTGCAGCTTTTCAAGTTGCTTTTTAAAGTCTTCGGGATTCGCTTGGCTTTCGAGTTTGTCGTGGAGATCACAATACTCGCATTGACTTTCGGCGGTTTTGAACGAGGCTATTTTGCTGTCGAATAAACAGCGTGGGCAGTTGGTTACTTTCATAAGGTGTTGTTAAGGATAAATTGTTGAACTTCTTTTGTTACTTGGGAATTATCGTTTTTTCTGGTTTCATATTCAGCCAAAATAATATCGGCGACATGATTTGCATCGATCCAGGGAATTGATGCCGGCATTCCTTTACCGTTGTAAATAGATTTACGCCCCATTAAACCCATCTCTAAATTCGTATTCGGGCAGCCGTCGAAGGTTGTAAGGCGCAAATGAATGAAGCATTTTTTGTAAATGTCGAATAACTCTGATCGATCGTAAAGACCGAAAGCCGTCTGAATGATTGGAATTTTTGTCTTTTCAATGATTGACGGGATTAGGTGCTCGCCTAAATATCTGGCATTGTCAGGGCTAGACATGGAGGTGTAGAAATGCACAAAGTCGCCGTTTGGCGCATTATCGAGTTCTGGAATAATGGATGTTGCTGACAAATATTTCAAAGTCGGGTCTAGCCAGTGATTTGTGAGCGCATCGAAAATCCAATGCGATATCGCAATATTTTTAGCGCCACGTTCACGGATTTCAGCCGCCCATTCGTCTGGGAGGTTGCGGGCGTCTGAGCCTTGCCAAACAATTGTCAAGTCGCCTTTATGCTGTGAGACTAAATCAAAGTCCTCTTGGCGGTACATGCCGAAGATCACTAAAGGCGCAAACACGTCGGTGTAGTCGGCAAGGTTGTATTTTTGTTGGTATTCTAAGCCTTCTAGGGAGGCGCTGCGGTAGTATTGTTGCATTATGGTTGGGTGTCAAAAATTAATTTATACTCAGGAAATTCCAAATCTAGGTATTCTGTCGACAATTTTACAGAACGTGACGGCACTTTATCGAGCCAATGATGTTCAAATTGGTGCATGTTCGGCCAGCGATCAGTGGAAACAGATAACGATTTTATATGCGGTCCTGTTACCATTTTGCAAAAACCGCCGTTCGCCTTCACGCGGTTGAACATTGTGAAGTCCATTGAATTGTTCGCATTGTTATTGAACGGCTCCCAATCCATTGTGCTGAGAATACGAGACGAAATCACGCGGCCAATTCCAATTGGTTCGTGTTGTCGATCGCCTTTTCCGTAACCCTCCCAAAGGCATGAGCGATATCCTTTAGTTTCTGAAATATCGACCATGTAAAAGTCAGGCTTTCCAACTAAGTCATACTCGCCCATAAGCGGCGTAATTTCCTCCATCCAATTATCAGATAGCCAATCTGAAGACCCAACGAAAACCACACCTTCGATATTCAAGTGACGCGCAAAGTTAAATCCGGCATTCCATTTTTTACCAAGCGGCCTGTTTTCATGCTCTATAAAATAAGCACCTTCGGATAAGCATACAGATTCCTCTTCTGGTCCACCTACACAAATCACGTGTTTAAGCCCGTTCTTTTGGAGCAACCGGCGAATGGTGTATTTTAGCAATTCCTGACGCCCATGACAGGCTATAATTGCGGCATAGTTATAAGTCATATTTCAAAAGGGTGTTAAATATAAAATCTCTGCAATCTTCGACGCGTTGCTCGAGTGCGGCAATTTGAGTAGCGTCATAATCAAACTCAAATATCTTAATTCGTCTGGCGTCTGGAATATTGTCGTATGTCATGCGTTCACGTGTTTGGAAAAGTATTTCCTCGCTTGGCTCAGCATAGCCTAGTTCACGTGCAACCTTGTACGCTTCGGACTGTATTAAGTTTTCAGGCGTATTCATCAACGTGTGGATAACTCTGTGTTTTTTGCGCTCAGTTAGGTGCATGTACACCTGACCTTGCCACCAATAAGCCATTTCAGGAGACTGATCGAAAATCGGGAACGAGTTTACAGACCATGATGATTTATTATCAATGACGTGATCGTCCATGATAACGTCAGGAGTACCAGACATGAAATTATTACTAAAGTGATCAGTATTTGGCTCTAAAAACTCACCGTCGTATTCCATGCGACCTATAAAGTCAAGGGCGTCGCGTTCAACCGCATTCCCTTTGCGGATTTGCTTACTTGAAAACTCGTTAACCTTTCGGTTAAAAAATTCGGGTTGCTCTAAAATCCAATTCAGGCAGTAATTCTGAGCTGTTGCGCCCATTGAATAGACGCCGCGACCGTTTGCCATTATCTGACTTGCTGCAGATGCTATGATTTTAAATCTGAGCGAAATTCCTTTTGCGTGTGCTGGGATCATAAACTCTCTAAATTAGGTGAAGATGAAATACAATTAAACTGAATATTTAAGGCTTCTGCATGCGCATTCGCTTTTTCTTCTGATTCAAAAGAATGCTGCAAAGTTCCTGACCAATAAAATCCACCAGCCATTCCATGATAGTTGAACTCGTTATAGTAGACTTGCCAAAGAATCCCATACTGTTTTACATAGTATCGATTTTGATCGCCTTTTGGGTTTCTGTTTTTGTCGCTCATAACCCCGCCTCCTTTAAAATTAACGCCTCATTTTCCTCACTCAGTTTATATTGAGCCTTCACGGTTGCCTTTTTTCCAGCCTCAACCGCTTTTACTGCCTGTTTCCAACGTCCAGAAGTCGGTAGTAATTCAGGTAATTCCGCAGGAGGCGCAGCGTCAGTATCTTTATCTGATGACAGACCGCAAGCGCCTTCTAATGTGTAGCGTTTTAGGTATGAGACGGTTGAGCCAATAGATTGAATTGCGTTTTTACTGCCTGACGTGTCGAGGGGGGCGCTCAAAGAAGTGTACTCCGAATGCCCTGAAATATGTGACAAAATACAAGTTATCTCGATACGGTTGTCAACTTCTTGTTGCTCCCAACGGTACGACAAACCAAACTTAGATAATACAGGGTCGACTGCTTTTTGAATAGCAGCAAGGGAATTGAATTTGAACTGCAGTTTTCCGCCATACATTACGGATTCGGTTTTCTTCAATTCTGGCTTCATTGCTTGGAACTCGGTGAAGGCTCTTTTGAACTCCTTACTCGCTTCTTTTTGCTCCCAGCGTGATTGCATCTCCATTAATTTTTCAAGCTGGTCAACACCCGCTCCTTTCTCCAATGCTAGTTCAATCAAATTGACTGGCATTTTTTGTAATTCTGTTTCACTCATAACTGTACCAATTTTAGTTTACCCGACAAATATATATAATTTATTTTTAACTATTTATTTTTTTGTTAAAGTATTTTATATATATTTGTCAAAAATATTTTAAACAATGGCAGAAGATAAAGTAGAAAACTACACAATCGTAACTCCGATTCCAGTAGGAAAGAGAGAGGATTTCTTGAAAACCCTGATCGAACAAGGGCAAGAACTGAAAGGGAAACGCATTTTAGCAAGCGATTTTACACGGGCAATGATCTTCAAAATGATCGAAAACCCTACAGAAACCATTAAATTTTTAGGGTTATGATCGGCGGCAAAATCAACCTCCAAACGTTGAAACACGTAAAAATGGAGCAAAAAGGTAAGTCTGGAATGGTTCAGGGAATTTTCATTCCTTTTGAAGTGAATCACTTATTTGTTGGCGAAAAGGGTATTTACCTGGATTTAGTCGCATTCCCTTTAAAAGAGTCGAAAAATAACCAGACTCATTTGGTGAAACAATCGCTGCCGAAAGATGTCTATCAGAAAATGACCGAAACCGAAAAGAAAGATCAACCAATTATTGGTTCATTAAACTTTGCAGACTCAACACCAAGCGAGGCAAACAACGACGCGAACGGTGGTAAAGTAGTAAGTCCAGACGACGATTTGCCTTTCTAAAATGTCAGGTAAAATATCATATTTTAAATCCCTTCCAGAAAAGGGTAAGCCACACGTATGCTCTGAAGTGATCGAACTCGATGACTTTTTGAGTGGTATAAAGTATGGTAAATGGCAGTCGTTGATTGAGCCAATCCGAAAGGAAATTGACAAGCCAAAACGGGATCGCTTAAAAAAGGCTCTGCCTTCTGTGACAATTGGAGGCGTGTTTAAGGAGCGCGACCACCAAAAGTTAATAGATCACTCAGGCTTCATCTGTGTAGACATCGACGCTTACAACGATAAAACCGCGTTACTTCAGGATAAATATACCTACGCATTATTTCGCTCAACCTCTGGAAATGGAATCGCGGTTGTGGTTCGTGTAAATCCTGACAAGCACAAAGAATCTTATCGCTGGCTTGAACATTATTACTTCAGTACTTTTGGTATCTCAGTAGATCCGGCACCAAAAAATGTGGCCTCACTCAGGTATGTGAGTTACGATCCAGATATTTATATCAACCCGCGTGCGCTACTTTCAAAAACTAAGTCGGAAACACCACGCAAAATTCAGTCCGTTCCAATAATTATTCCTGACGATCAAGTCGGAGAAATGGTTTCTCAGGTTGTTTCATCCAGGCAGAATATCGCACCGGATTACGACTCATATCTTAAAATGGGTTTTGCAATCGCTTCAGGCTTTGGTGAAAATGGTCGGGCTTATTTTCATGCACTTGCTAGTGTTTCTGAAAAGTACCACAGCCAGCAAGCGGAAAAGCAGTACGACCGATGTTTGGACGGCGCCTCAAAATCTGGAATCTCAGTAGGAACATTTTATTGGATGCTGCAGAGTGTTGGTGTAAAATTACCACGCACAAACACAGAAGCAGTTCAAGTTGCTGCAATGGCAAAGAAGTCTGGCAGAACAAAAGAGGGCGCTGTGATGCAAATGGTCGAGATTCACGGTATGGATCAGCAACAAGCGGAGCATATCGCAACCGAAGTATTCGACCGCACCGATATTGATTTAGCAAAAGTCGCTAAAGATCCGGATCAGTTAATTCAATCGCTTGTCGCATGGATCAAAATGAATCATCCGGTGCGCGTGAATGCGATTACCAGAATGCTCGAAGACGGAGACAAAGAAGTGAAAAAAGAGCAAATCAATACAATTTACCTTCGTGCGCGCATGTACTTCAACACGAAAGAAGTCACTCAGGATTTGATTAAATCTATCCTGTTTTCAGACATGATTGCGGACTTTAACCCGATTACGGAGTATATTAACCAGAACCGGCACCGAAATTCTCACGGGCAAATTGACGCGCTCATTGACTGCATTGAAACTGACACGCCACACGCTGAAATATTCATTAGAAAATGGCTCGTTTCTTTGATTGCGGCACATGAAGGCTATCCGGTGCGCGCTGTTTTGGCATTGGTCGGAGTGCAAAGAACGGGTAAAACTGAATTTTTCAGAAGGTTGCTACCTTCAAAGTTGGAAAAGTACTACGGTGAATCCAAACTTGACTCAGGCAAAGACGATGAGTTATTGATGTCACAGCGTTTGATCGTAATGGACGATGAGATGGGTGGCAAATCCAAGCAAGACGAAAAGCGATTCAAGGAATTGACATCCAAAAAAATATTCTCACTCAGAGCGCCATACGCAGCATACAATGAAGACTTCAAACGTTTGGCAGTGCTTTGCGGCACGTCGAATGATAGGAACGTGATTAATGATCCAACAGGAAACACTCGTATTTTGCCTGTAAACGTTATCTCAATTGACCATGAAGCGTACAACGACATCAACAAAGATGAACTATTTATGGAGCTGGTTCGGGTTTATGAGTCTGGCTACGAATGGCAATTGAATAAGGCAGAAAACGAATGGCTGGGCGAAGTGTCTGGCAACTTTGAAGCGATACCATACGAGCGTGAGTTAATATCTCAATTCTTTAAAGCTGCATCAGTGGGCGGCGGATATATTGAGCACTTGACTTCAACCGAGATAAAAGACTTCATCGAAAAATCAACGGTTCAGAGAATTTCAAACAAACTAAAATTTGGTCAGGAACTCAGAAACGTATTAGGCGACTCAAAAATAACCAGCCGAAACGGTTCAAACGCTCGTTGTTATTCGGTTATTCGGGTAAGTGGACATGGTCAACCGGAAACTAATAAAGATGATTTACCGTTTTAAAATATATTGTAGTATTGAAAAAATGTTTTATATTTGTGAAAAAAAAAATTATGTTTTGGAAGAAAAGAAATGCAGAATTAGATAGAAAGATTTACGATCTTGAAGTTGAAATTTGGAAGATTAACAATCCGCCATTTAAGAAGGGGCAAAAAGTCTATTTTCAAAAAAATATTTTAGATTTTAAAGGCACACAAGGGATTGTTTCTACTATTGAACTAATCCATAAATATAATTCGCCATGGAATTGTATCAATTGGCAATACAAAGTAATAGTTGGTTCAGATATTTTTACGGTTTATAATCCAGAAAAAGTTTCACGTAAACGCTAACCCTGAACTTTTATGAAAAACGCCGTAATTAAATTTATAAACGTCTATTATTTCCATATCTGGGGCGTATGCTTGATGGCTGCGCTTTGGATTGGGAAGAATTGCTTATAACGTTTTGCGGCTTGGTGTCTGTTATTTTGCCTTGCGGACATTTCAAGCCTTAGATAAATTTAATAGGCAAAATAATAGCACCAAACCGCTGTTAGTGGCTGGTGCGATAAATTAAACAAAAATGTCAAATTATTGCGAAGATTGCGGTTGTAAAGTGTATTCAGGAAAATGCACAAATTGCCACGAAGAATTATACATACTTGACCAATATTATGAGCAAGGTATGGAACTGCCTGATGAAAATTCAGACTTTATGAAAAAGGTTAATGAGCAACAAAAAGCTGTTTCGGAGAAGGAACGTAGCACTTGCCACTAACATAGGTATAAAGACATTAACTTTATCTCTTTACAAAGGGTAAAACTATTAACTAAAAACGAGAATATGTTCAAGCGAAAAAAAGTGAAATATGAGTTCATGGTTTTGTCTTCACATGAAAATTATGTTAATGAAAAAACTGATCGTCTCCAAATTCAAGGATGGGAATTAGCAAGTGAATGCACAGTGAGATATTGTGGAACCCCTAGTTTTTATCATGAAATCAGCATACCTTTTAAACGCAAAATAAAATAGAGAGATATGAAACTACTAATTATATTTACGGTTATTTGGGGTATTGCTTTTTATTGCGGCGCTTTATTATATCGCGATTCGCGAATTGCAAATCCCACCGCCAACAAGGTAGAGACTTGCATGGTTTACCCACCTGACACAATTCATTTAGAACGTGCAACAACATACCAACCCACAGAAGCGCAATGTGATTCTGATCCACTTACAACTGCTGACGGTTCAAAGATCAATCCTGACTATTATCAGAAGTGGGTTGCTTTAAGCCGTGACCTTTTAACACGTTGGGGCGGTCAATTCGATTATGGTGATACATTGGAAATATACTCTGAAAAGAATCCTAATTTGAACGGTGAATGGGTGGTTCATGATTGTATGGCTCCGAGTTACAAAATGTCAATCGACTTCCTTTTAGAGCCTGAAAAGAATTATCCTAAACTAGGGGTTGGCAAGGACGTCAAAATAATTTACTGCGGTTATGAAAAGTGAATACATCCACGAAGAAAGAATTTCTGGCACAACTTCTGACCTTTGGAAACTGTTCGGCAAGTTCTGTTTTTATGTGTCGGGTATAACTTATTTCCTGTGCTGCATTCTATGAACCTTCGCCCCTACCAACAAGACACCGTTAACGCTTTATCAGTCGGCTTCAAATTTCACGAGCGTCAGATAATGTGCGCCCCCACAGGTTCAGGTAAAACCGTGATGTTTTCCGAAATAGTCAGACGTGCGGCTGAACGCTTCACGAAGGTTTTAGTGCTGACTGACCGGATTGAGTTATTCAAGCAAACATTCAAGGCGCTTTCGGTTCATGGAATACCTATTCAAGTTGTGTCGGCTGACTCAAATATCAAAATGTTCAACCCTCACGCGCTGGTAACAGTTGGAATGGTCGAGACAGTAAAGCGCCGTTTTCTTTTTGGCTATACGCCGGATTTGATAATTTGTGATGAAGCGCATAAAGGAAACTTCACCAAGGTGCTTACCGAGGTTTACCCAAATGCAAAAGTGATTGGCGCAACTGCAACTCCAATTGGTAAACACTTGCCTAAAATTTACACATACATCGTTCAGAGCATCGATATACCTGAACTCATTACACAAGGCTTCTTATCACCGTGCCGCGCCTTCCAAATGCAAGACGACTTCAGCGACCTTGAAACAAAGGCAGGTGAATACACTGAAGCAAGTCAGTTCGGGCATTTCAATAAGCGGAAATTATACGCCGGTGTTGTTTCTGAATACTTGGCCCGAACACCCGGCAAAAAAGCAATTGTTTTCAATGTAAATATTGAACATTCGCAAAACATGACTGAAGAGTTTCGCAGCGCCGGAATAGTTTCTGAGTGCATTACGAGTAAAACACCATCAGCGGAACGGGAGCGAATTTTATCTGCGTTTTCTGCCGGATTATTTCCGGTTCTTAATAATTGCGGAATCCTGACAACCGGTTACGATGATCCATCAATCGAAGTGGTGATCATGAACCGAAAAACTAAATCACTCCCATTATGGCTTCAATGCTGCGGGCGTGGATCCAGAATTTATCCGGGAAAAACTCATTTCACTGTACTCGACTTTGGAATGAATCACGATGAGCATGGATTATGGGCAGAGCCTCGCACATGGTCGCTAATCGAAAAGAAGAAACGCAAAAAAGGTACTGAGGCTGCACCGGTAAAAAACTGCCCAAAATGTGAGGCCATGCTTTCAGCTACTGCCAGAAAATGTGAGTTTTGTGGCCATGAGTTTGAGCAAAAAGAGGCTGAATTGTCTGAAGGCGTCATGGTCGAAATGTCCACAAAAACGCCTGAACAGTTGGTAGGCAAACCAATCGATGTGCTTACACCTTCTGAACTCGTTGACTTGCAAAAATCCAAACGGTTCGCCATTAAATTTATTTGGAGGTTGGCTAGACAGAAAGGCGACGCATATTTGGGTGAATACGCGAAACTCGCAGGATATTCAAGAGGTTGGATCATGAAACAACGTGAGCTGCGTGACGGCTCGGAAACTAAATTTATTTTGAGATGACACACGGCAGTTTATTTTCTGGTATCGGCGGCTTTGATTTAGCGGCTGAATGGATGGGTTGGGAAAATGTATTCCACTGCGAATGGAATGAGTTTGGTAAAAAAGTATTAAATTATTATTGGCCTAATGCCATAAGTTATGACGACATCACAAAAACAGATTTCACTATTCACAGAGGAAAAATCGACATACTCACCGGAGGATTCCCTTGTCAGCCATACAGCGCAGCAGGAAAACGAAAAGGTAAAGAAGATGAACGCCACCTCTGGCCAGAAATGCTTAGAGCAATTGGAGAAATTCAACCAGGTTGGATTGTGGGAGAAAACGTTCTCGGCCTTGTTAATTGGTCAGGGGGATTGGTATTCGAAGAGGTGTGCGCTGACTTGGAAAATAAAGGGTACGAAGTACAACCGTTTATACTTCCAGCTTGTGCCAAAGACGCTCCACACCAAAGACAACGAGTCTGGTTCATTGCTAAAAACACCATGCGCAATGGATGCTTATTCGGGGGATCTGAAAAAACCGAGTCAAACGATGGTAAACAGTGGAACACTTGCGCAGGAATTAATGACGGGATTCATTTATCAGAGGGGAATGTTGCCGACGCCGGATTGCTCCGACAGAAGATCAGCAAAAAGCAAACAGCAGGGATTAAGCAATGTGATAAAGGGATTTCTACCGACGCCAACAGCAAACTGTCACAAAGGGGGGGCGGTAAGAACAGACCCGAAAAGACAATCAGACACTTTAGCGCATCATTTTGCGCAGACACCTGGAGAAACTTCCCAACTCAATCCCCAGTTTGTAGCCGAAATGATGGGCTTTCCTCCCAACTGGACGGAATTACCTTTCCTAAATGGAGAGCAGAAAGTATAAAGGCTTACGGAAATGCAATAGTTCCTCAGGTCGCCTTTGAGATTTTTAAAGCAATTAGCCTTTTACAAAAATGAAATCCGAATCCAGAATCCAACAAGAGTGTGTTAAATGGTATCGGAATACATACTGCCTGACTCACCACAATCCGAGAGGTATAATATTTTCAGTACCAAATGAAGGCCGCAATCAGACCGAGCAATTGATGAAGATTCAGACGGGACTTATGTCAGGCGTTTCGGATTTGATTGTTATTACGCCGCTTGGTCGCTTGCTATTCATCGAATGCAAAGACGATAAAGGTAGGCAGTCAGACAAGCAAAAGGATTTTCAGCATCAGGTCACACAACATGGTTACAATTATCACTTAATACGATCCCTTGATGAGTTCCAAGAAATCATTGCCAAGTCGCTTCTTTGAAGTCGACGGTATTCAGTTCGAGATAACCGGCACAGAATTTACCGACGGCGTCTGGTTTTGCCATGTGAAGAACTTAAACAATGGCAACCGCAAGAATGTTGAGTGGGACAAGGTGTATCAGTTTTCGACTGCACGAACCGATTCACCAACTTCATTAAATGCACCAAAGCAATCACCACAGCAATACGAAAAACCGTCTGAAATTCGATTTTAGGCGAATACCATAAAGCAAATTGACCTCCGAAACAATAAGCGCACGTTATTATCGGTTTATGAATCCATGAAGGCAAATGAGCGTCGCAAAAGTCATGAACTCGCCCGAATATCATTCCTTCCGAGGTCAGAATATCAACGTAAACGAATGCGGTTACAGCAATGTAAACAGTTATCATCTTGCAGGAGCGACAGGCTTAGGCTTTGGTTTTCCGCAGCCGCACCGATTAATCATTATATTTTTCATATTTTTCTTCGGCATTAGTCATTTTTATAGTGAAAGTTTTTCGCATAGCGACACGCGGCTGAAACTCCTGAGTGACGCGTCTTAGTTTCAGATTTCGGTAAACTTTAAAGTTTCGCACATTATAATCAGATACCAATACTGTATTTGCGAATAAGTCGTCGAATAAAAATGCCTCGACCTGAGCGCTTGAAAGTAGATTCAATTGCAAGTCGTATTCGATACTCATAGTATCGAAAGTCTGAACGCGAAATTGGTTCACAGTGTTGTTGACTATTCCACTTGACTCGGTTGGAGTGCCTGACCATTTTAAAGCGCCCGGGAAACGAACCTGTTGGCGCCAATTGAAAATATACTCGTTAGTATTCAAGTTCAGATTGAAATACTTTTTGCCATGACGCAGCGACCCATTTTTTTGCGTTTCAATTCTGACTGTTCCGTTGGCTTCTCTGTCTGTATATCGCTTCAACCTCATTGTCGGAGACGTTTCAGTTTCAATCAGTGTACCGAATGAATTATACGAACGCATAATAAATGAATACGATCCATAGCCGTTAGCCAGCCAGATACTGTAAGCATCGAATCGATACCCTTGGAATACAACACCGTCGAAGTATTTTCCGTAGGTATCATCTGTTACCAAGGTTTCAATCCCGTCAATTACAATGTGAATCGTATGCGTTCCTGAAGGCGCAGAGTTCTGATACATGCTGAAAAAGTCGTTTTTCTCTGCATTTGTACCAATCTCATCAGTCAAAAACTTTAGATCCGGAATACAGTTTTTAATGCATGTACAAAAATCTTCAGCTTCACGAATTGATGGCTCGTTGAATACGGGAATAGTAGTGCGCAGCGTTGAAAAATGCTTTGCCGTTTGTGGCGCTGAGTTGGTTTGAAATATCTCTACCATATTATGTTTTACTTTGTAAGTGACCAAAAATAGTATATTGTTCCGATGAATCGACTTTTGTGTAGTCAATCAATGCCTCGATAGTTATGAAGTTTCCAACTACATTCTGCGTAACTTTTACATACGTTTCAGCCGTGAGAGGTTTCAATACATTATTCACATAAAGCCAATCAACGATAGAGTTCAAACGGCAGTTATCACCTCCTGAGTTAAGTGTTTCAATTGAAAACTCACCTACTAAATCAGAAGCGGTCAAGCCTCCTGCAGTAGCCATATCGAAACGGGCAACGATATGAGTGTCTTCATCTTCTAAAATATAGTCAACCTCTTGTCCGAGCGAATTGTATAAGTTTATATCTCCCGTCCAGTTAAATCCTGCAGGATCAATATCGAAGTCTTTTACATCGCACTCACCAGAATAAAGTCCGTATGCGGTCACAACGCCCTGGCTTTCTACCAGCACATAAATACGCACATAAATATCCCAATCACCTGAGTTGTCATAATTCGACGTTCTGAAATTTAAGTTATTGTTTGGCTTGGTTGAGTCGTAAAAAGTCGTATCTATCTCTGGGTTATACTGAGCTGTTCGCCACGGAATAACGAATGGAAAGTAAACTGTCCAAAGTTGTTTGGCGTCAAATACTCCGTTAGGGTTATCACTTGAAAGACCCCAAATATTTACATTGGCATTTGGGTTTATATCAAGGTCTCGCCAATCGTTTACGTTTACCAATTGGTAAGAAGTGGACGCCGCTTCAATAACTACAGGAGTAAATGGCATGTCAAAAGAACTAAGCACAGAAACGGCGCCAGTTGTTGAGTTACGTGTCACCACTTGACCTGAAATAGAATTTATTTTTGTTTCCTGAAAGTCACCAATACCAGCGCCTGAAGTCTTTTTTAGATTAAAAGTCGCCCCGCAGATATGCAAACGGTTATTCCATGTATTCAGGTTCGTAAACTTTGAACCAACACCTCCATAACGTTTTTCGGACGTATAAAGATTCATAGCGAAATCCGTTATCAAGTCTGTAACATCTGTATTTTTTGTAAGCGTATTCCAATCTATTTGCACAAGCATCCGATCAGAAACAGGAGCCAGATCAGTAGTGTCACCAACCTGAATCCCTAAAAAGTAAGCGTCGCCAGCAAAGATTAACGACTGCTCGATTGAGTCGTATTCGATCTGAAAAGAGAAGTCCAATAGTGTGGCATCGCCTCCGTTAATTTCTACAGTGAAGTTCTTTATAATAGTTGAACTTACTGCTAGCGCACCCTCTTCAGTTATTTTCTGATCAAACAGGAAATTTTCTGTAAATGTTTGCAAGTTGCCAGCATAGTTCGGTGAGGGAGGTGTACGCATGTGAGTTAAAATAACTCTTTGAGTTGCGATCCAGTTTCCAGAGTTCTTTTTAATTGAGCCCGTAATCGTATTTGTAATTGACGCCTCCAAACTTGTACCAGAAGCATAAGCTACAGCATTTAGTTCATAGTCGCCAGAGCCTGAAGTAAAATTCTGATCTACCCAACCGGCTGAACCGTTTAGTAGGTTGTCTTTAAAAATTCTGTATTCATTCGGATCGGTGGCATTGGTTCCAAACAGATATTCGCAAACGTAGCGATATGAGTTAGGAAACGACCATGTTGCAGGAACTGTACCAGCAGAAAAATTAGGCAGAAAGTCGTCTTTATATCCGATGAATTTAAATGTGTGAACTATCTCAAACTCAAAAATCCATGCAGAAGTTACAGATACGTACTCGCATGTGATCGAGTCAGTCACTTCGGTAGTTGCTGTTTGTAAACTCGACAATGTCACAGGAGTAGAAATAACTAGTGATCCAGATGAATAAGCCTGAGTAACAGTTGGATCAAGCCATGATGCGTACTGATTTGAGCCAGACAGAGAGACACCTCCTGAAGTATTTGGCACGATGCCGTATTTAAATAATACTGAAGTCGGCACAGTAGTGTTGCGAAATTCTAGATCCGGATATGATGTGCCAGAAACAATTGTAAGCCCTGCAACAAATCCAGGATCGTTGCATTGCATCACATTTGCACTAATACTTGAAATAGTTGCGTCTTCATCTGACCCGCCACGCACCACACGAATAGTATCACCAACCTTAAACCCTTCAGTCGCCCAGTTTGAATATGGGTGCGTCCAAGTTGCTGTTCCTGCGCTGGTAGAAAATAGTATCTCAGTCGAAACACTGGCTGTCACATTTGTGCTAACTGATACATTCGTCGTTAGTCTTACCGTCTCAAAGGCCACAGCCTTGAAAAATGTAGAGAATGAAGGTGCATTATCAAGAAAATCAATGTCGTTTATCAATTGATCCCGCCAAGTTCTGCTATTAACGACTATGTTGTTCATATTTTTTCTTGTTATGTGCTAAAAATTTCCGTGCCTCATCGAACTTTTTTTCATTTACCAGCCTGAAAAAAGTAGCCATGATGTCCTTAATCAATATTTTTTCTTCAGGTGTAGCATTCAATATTTTGTCGCCTAGTTTCATTTCTTACCAAGTATAAATATAGATTGCACCTGCACCACCTACTCCACCTGCACCGCCAAGTCCAGCGTTGTGACCGTTGCCACCGCCTCCACCGCCTCCACCGTGTGAACCTCCTGCTCCACCAGCAGCACCAGCAGTTGCAGCAGCCACCGTAGAACCACCACCACCGCCGCCAGTTCCGCCCTTAGTAGAATCACCAGAAGCACCCGCAGTACCAGCAGTAGGCACAGCACCAGACACACCAGCAGCACCACCGCCGCCCGCTAAATATCTATTCACCGCACCACCAGCAGAAGGCTGAACAACAGCAGGACCCGCAGTAATCTTACCACCTCCGCAGCCACCTCCACCGCCTCCAAACAAACTTGAACCACCAACGCAGCAAGCAGGCACAGCAGTACATCCACCACCTCCACCTCCACCGTATTCACCGTTGTGAGTTGTGATAACTGTCACAGGGCCACCTGCACCATTTCCACCAATACCACCCGTAATCGCAGCCGTTGAAATTAATCCAGGAGTTCCACCAATTCCCGCAGCAGTTGTTAACGCAGTTAAACCAGCAGAGCCAGTTCCACCGCCACCACCACCACCAGTTGCAGCACCCGTAATTGCTCCACCTTTACCGCCACCACCGCCATACGCAGCAAGTTTAACAGTAGTACCAAAAGTAGTTGCACCGCCTTGACCGCCTGAACCACCTACTGCACCCGCAGCACCCGGAACACCAGCCAAACCACCAGCACCAACAGTAAAGTTTTCCGTACCTGAAAGATCACTTGCTCTAAATATCCTTCTATTTGCAGCACCACCGCCTCCGCCTCCGCCGCCAGTACCTACGGTAACGATTGAACCACCTGCACCGCCACCGCCGCCACCGCCATACATCACAACCTCCACAAATGTAGGTGTGAATGTTGTTGGTTTAGTCCATACTCCCGCACCAGCGGTTGTTTGAACTTGAATATCAGTTGCTGTTTGGTTTGCAGTTGCAACGGGAGTACCTTGTGCGTTTATCTTTTGCCAGCCTGCACCCTCTGCGTATTGAATAAACTCACCTGTTAATAAAGTCCCTTCCCAAAGTGTAGCGAATTGCGTACCGTTATTCCATAGAACTGTTACTGTGTGTGTAATGTTATCCAAGTTATGGATCATTATACTATCAATGATGTGGCTTTGACCAGAACTTGCAGGCGTTGGAACTAATATACCAGCAGGTGAATCAGTTATTTCTGAAAACTCAGATGCAGGTTCAAAAGTTGTTGCCGTTCTTATTCGATAAGAAGCCAAACAAGTCAAAGCAGGTGAGGCAGCGACTGATGTGGCTGCTATTAGTTCTTCCGGGTCTGTTGCACTGTAATTTAAAATTATCATATCAATCCCTCCACTTGTTGTTGCGTTAAACCTGACCCGCCTGCAACTGCTTGCCAAGTAAAGTCATCGCGTAAATATTTAGTCCCGTCAGGCGTTCCTGTGATGCTTGTTTTTGCAGCTGTCACCGCGCCGTTGTCAATTGTCCAAACAGTACCACCGCTAGACACGGTTATATCTCCCTTGTCTCCGTCACTTATACCTCCTCCTGAAAGTAGCGAAACAATATCACTCCAAAGGATGTAACGAATCATATCTCCATTTGCAGAGTCAGCAATGAAAAAAAAGTCATTACTAACAGGCGTGTCTTTTTCTTTCAATCCTCTAACTAGCCTAGTGCTTGTCATATCTCAACCTCTGTTATGTTAGTATCAAATGGTTTTCTTTGCTCAATATCTGTATTGGCTTGATGAATCGCTTCAACCCAATCGATGCTGGTGAACTTAGCTTGGAATCCGTACAAGTTAAAGAAAGGATTCGTTTCAACTTGCAGGAACTTTTCATAAGCCCACTTCAAAGTTACGCCTAAATAATTGATTTTTTGCCCGTAGAATCCAGAAACATCTGCAGGTGAATCCCATTTGTGCCAATCGTTGTAAAGCGCGGCGGCTCCAATGTAGTCTTTAAAGTTTTCAGGAATTTTTAAACCATGGCCAAACTCTTCAAGCCAGATCACTTTAGGTATTGCAAAAGCGTTATCGTCAATTTTCAGACATCCGGTTCTGTTTTCAATCACATCATTTAATCCAGTAAAGGCAAGAATAGTGTTAAGGTTTGCGAATACATCCACACCGGAACTCACAATATAAGAGTTTAGCAGTGTGATGTAATCTTTAAACTCCTGTAGGTAATAATCAAACTCCCCAGATATACCCATGAATAAATCCCAAAGGTTGTCGAGTGGCTTTTTTCTCACAGCCATTGCCCAAGGTATGTTAACCTCTTGGATTCCTTTCAGAGCGTTCATTTTCGGATTCAACTCAACGATCAGTTTTCTATGAACCTCATGTGCATCGCCAGATTTTTCAGTCAGCGTATGTGTGTCGCTCTGGTCGTAGGCATAGTTAAACATCACTGTAGCCTTTACGCCTTCGGTGTCATATTTCGTCACTCCGTTTGTATGTGGACCAGCCGTTTTAATTAGTGTACCGTCATATGTGTACGAAGGCGAACTGAACCAGAATGGATCTGATTTAGGTCGAATATGGACCACGTTGCCAATTACCCGGAAACGAAGCCCTAAAGTTTCAGCCAACGTTTCCTGCATTCTGCCTATAATGTAGCCGTGATCAGTACCTTTCAATTCTCCTGTTGCCGGAAAACCCTGAAAAGGATAACCGTCAAACTCGTTCTGTGAAGCCATGATATGCGACCCACTGAGCCAAGCGTCAGCCGTTCCAAAGTTTACACTATACCCCTTGTATGCATATGCCTGTGTAAGAATGGTCTTGAATGATGCTACTTTGTAATAAGATACCGGAGCTAAAATCAAATCCTTAATCTTCAGACCTTGGTTAATAAGTCCATTGATTGTGATAACAGCATTTAGAAAGGTTGCTGCAAGTTCAATGACTCCGACAACAACCGAAACACCTAAAATATCTGAGATGGCTGAAAGTAAATTGTTGATCAGTTGTAAAAATGTATTCACAACTTGCATTCCAAACTGACCAATGATGAGTGCACGGTCAGCGACATTCTTTTTGCTTTCTCTGATCGTTGGGCAGTCTACGTAATTTGTACTATCGAGCCAGCCATTTAAAACCAATTCTCCCTGGGTGACGACATACATTTGCTCAATTACCGATTTTGGGTTATCTATGCGTTTGATTGGCGCTTTGATAATTACCGGCTTTGATTCTGATAGAATTGTAGCACTAGCCAGATCAATATAGCCGTCGAAACGGATATTTGTCAGTGCTGGATTCTTATTCGATGTGTAAACAATACGGTACGGGCATCCGTTAAAAGTTCCTTTGCCGGGCGTATTTATCCACGTCATTAAAAACTCCGCCGCGTTGCCTTCAAATGTCAATTCCTGCTCATCTATACCTGATTCCAAAAGCGAGTCGTTGATAGTTGACAACATACTAGCACTCTGCCATTCTTTAGGTGGTAATTTCTGCACATAAGCCGTTCCGTATAAGTGTTGTTGAGCCATTATTTAGCAGAGAATTTAGTACGGTCTGTTCTTAGTTTTTGCTTCTTAACCCATTGCATATATCCGGTCATTGTATCAAAAGTAGTATCATTTATCGGCATTTTGCCCGGAATACTTACAGTAGCCTCAATCAATCGGTCAAGTTTACGCTCCAATGCTCCGTTATTCTGAACCGTTGGGCGCATTTTCATAACTGCAGGCTGACCTAAGTTTTTGAACATATCAACAATGTCCTGTGTCGAGTTGCCTCCTTTACCGATTCCAAGTGCGCGGGTCTGCTCACCAGTTAACACTGCCTCATTGTCATCGACTCTCACTATGTGACCGTCACGTGTACCCGTGTGACCTAGCGCGTCTGCAATTGTGTATGGCGTTCCTTCGTAGAAAGAGCCTTCGACGAATCCTTTGATGTCTTGTAATTTCGACTTAATATCCCCTACAGATGAACCGTCAGCAAGTAATTTCATGGCCGCAATCATCATTTCAAGGTTGCGTTTCTTTTGCTCCAAGGCTTCGATTTCGCGTCTCGCTTTCTTCTGTATTTCACGCTCTGCAGCAATTGACTCCGAAGCGTCAAGTTTTCGCTCACGTGCAATATCTCTGAGCTCCGTTTCTTTACTGATTGATGCGTCCAAAATAGTTTGCTGTTTCTCAATCTGGATATCCAAAAGTGCTTCGTTGGATTTCAACATGTCAGCGATTGCGTCCATTGCTTGCTTGATGGAATCTTTAACGCCGTCAACGATCTTAGCGAATTTTTCACCCAAAGACACATACAGTTCCTCTGGTATTAAGTCATCAGCAGTGATACCAAGTTCTTCGTCAGTTGGGTAAACAAAGTCTTCAGGATCGATCGTGATTTTTCCACTGAAATTATAATCGAATTTACCGTCTGGATCGAGTGCCTTTTCTGGGTCTGGGAATACAAATTCTACGGGGATTTTTTTTGTTGTGCCTGAAGAACCTGTGCCTCTATTCGTGTCGGCTATATCTGCAATGTCAATGCCTGATGAAGATTTAGGTTTTCCGCCTAAATTATTGAATCCGTTATTCAATGAAAACAATTCCTTATTCAATTCACTGATATCGGTATTTATTTCACCCAATGCTTTTTTGTATAGGTTGAAAGTAGGTGAGTTCCACATGGTTTCCTCGCCTAATTCTTTTAATGCTTTTTCAGCCTCTCTCTTCGCTTTAAACAGCTCAGTCAACTCATCTTCCAAAACTTGCTGCATGATGCGCTTTTCCATCTCCGCGTTAACCTTCTGATAAGCCTCCCAAAGCTGGTTCATCATTTGGGTTTCATCGTCAATGTTTTTGAGCGTAGTTCCGTATGTAGCGTTGATTCGTTTGGTCAACTCTTCCATTTTCTCCTTATCTCCAATAGCGTTTAAAACCTCAATTCTCAATAAATCCATTTTTGCCCGCTCGGCTTCAATCTGCGTATTGTATTTCTCTGTGGCTTTTTCCAATGCTGTTGTACGGTTGTACATATTCCAAGTCTCCTTCACTAAATCAATAAACATAGGTAGTAAAACCGCCACGATCCCAACAATACCCATCAAACCTTTTGCGAAAGTTCCAAGGCTGAATTTAGCACCGTCCACTCCCTTTCTAAGGTTTGAAAACATCTGAATCATTCCTGTACCCGCATTGTTTGTGAGCGTCAAAGCAGATTTGTAAAGCACCCATGCTTTTATACCAGCGAAGACGGCTTTTATAATCATTTCTAAGTTGTCGGTTACAAACCGCAACATAGTTTTAAGTCCCCCGGCAACATCAGTTCCCTCAGACCATTTAATCACCAAGTTCTCCCATGCTGCGCGTAACTCACCAATAACAGCCGTGAGCGTGTCGCTGTTGATAGCTGCCTGTTCCTGTGCAACGTTTGTTCCGGTCACGGCGTCGGTCATTTTCTCATAAGTGCCAAGTGAGTTCAGCAACACAGTCGCGGCGGTGGCGTTTTCAGTGCCGAAAATCTGCATGATTGCCGTTGAGTCCTTCGCAACCTTGCTAAGTTCAAGTAGTCGTTCTTCAAGTGATAGTGTAGTGTCTTTTACGATAGAAGTATCGACCCCGTATTTCTCCAATTGCTTCAGGGCTTTTTGTGGCAATACATCAATTGAACCCATTTTCAATAGAATGTTGCGAAGCGCCGTACCTGCATCCGCCCCAAAAATGGCTTTTTCTCCCAGTGTCTCGATAAGCCCGACCGACTCTTCGACTGAGATGTTCATGAGTTTGGCAGTTGTACCAAACTTCACCATTGACTCATTGATCTGGTTTACCGTTGCCGCTCCCGCTTGTGAACCCGCCGCCAAAATATTAATCACACGCGCCGCTTCGTCGGCCTCCAATCCGAATTGGTTCATAACACCAACCAATGCCATTGAAGTCTCAGTCAAGTCGCCTTTGATTGCTTTATTCAGAATGATCGCTTGCTCAGTAACTGAAGCCAATGCATCCGCGTTTTCAAGCAAAGCTGGCTGTGCACTCGCTATTTTCTCAGCGGCTTCAGCAACCTCAGTGCCACTCACCTTCAATCGGTCGGCGGTTTCCATTACCTTGTCCTTGAATACATCGAACTTATCACCTGTGAGTCCAGTAATTGCCGACAGCGAGGCAAAAGCGTCTTCGCTTTGAGAAACAATTCCAAATGTGTCGCGTAGAACCTGAAACACTCCGAAGGCCAGACCAAGTTGTCCCAATATCCTGTTAAGTCCATTCAATGCACGTCCATACTGACCGACCTTGTTTTGGTGCATTCCTAAAGACTCATTCGCGCGATCTCTAACAGCATTTAGCTTCAGAATTTCGTCGCGCATCTTTTTAGTTTGTGCTGTTTCTTTGCCTTCAGCTACTAATAAATTTCTGTATTCGCCTGTGAGTTTGGCTATTCTATTCTGCAGTTTTTCGTATGCAGTAAGATTCTGATTGGCTAGTTTTGCCTCTTCTTTTGCGATCTTATTACGGCGCTGCATTTCCACAGACAATTCGGCCTGTCTCTGTCTTTGTAATTTTGTGATCTGAACGGACTGCTTTTGAAGAGACAAAATACGCTTATCCATTTTCTCCTTTTCAGTCAATGCGTCTTTGGATTTCTTTTCAAGTTCGACAAGTTGCTTATAACCAGCAGCGTTTTGCTTGGTGGCATTTGCCATTTCAGCCTGAGTCTTTACCACGCGCAAAAAACCGTCAGACAATTCCTTTGACTTGGTGATTGTCAAATCCATCTCATCTCTGAGAGGCTTCAATATACCGTCCTGAACTAAGTCTTTACTATCAATCTGAGTCGACATCTTCTGTTGGTGTTGTCGCTGTATTCATTTCCTGAACGATCTGACAGATCATTAAGTATTCATACACCGAAATTTCTAAGGGCTTGATCGGTTGCCCATAAACCTTCTGTACCAACATTCGGTTTTTAATCACATTCGTATCACCACTGGATTTCATTAACTCCTTAATCCGGTAAGTGTAAATATCAATCATGTTCTGCGCACTTACATCACCTTCAGCAACCTGAACGCGTGCCTCCATTCGCATAATCATTAAATCTCTCCATGGCTCCATTCGTTCATGTAAGCCCGTCGCCTCTGCGTACTGATCGTAAATCGTAAAATAAGCCGCCTCGGTTTCCTCTTCAGTTATTTTTCTGGTCCGATTCTCTTGGCACGTTAGCAACCAAAGCGGATCGTTCGTTACGTTCATTTGCTCCCAATTGTGCTGGGGCAAGGTTCTTATCGAGTCGTGAAATAACTTAGCATCAAACTTCGCTTTTTTTTTACGTTTAAAAATCATGCTATACCTAAATATTCTCTCAGTTTATCCTGATAAAATTCAATCATAAAGTTACTCGCTTTTTCCAAACTTTCAAAGGTTAACCCTTCGATTTCTTTACCCCACTCTGTCAACAAGTTCGTGCCGTCCGATTTTACAGGGTCTGAAGTGATATCAAATCCTGACGAACGAATATTCTGAATCCTGAAAGATTCGTGGAACTCTCCCGTGTCATATAAATCCACGCTACTTGCAGACTTCTTACCTCCTTTTTGAACCGTGAAAAGTGAGTAATTCCCTCCAATGTCCGACAACTTAACCCCGTCCGAGTTCATAAAATCAACTCGCATCTGATCGGTATTCAGTTTTACAATAAACTTCTGTACCTCATTGTTTCGCATCACGTCCACAAAAATTTTGCCTTCGTTCAGACTTTTAATCCTGGCGAATAATTTTGTAAAGAGTGGTGTTTTTTCAAATAGGTTCATAACAAAAAAGCCCAACCGTTAGGGCTGGGCTTTTAGAGTTTTAAGCAAATTGTTTACGCCATTTTTCAGCCTCTAACCAAAGTTTGTTTATGTCTTTGCCTTTGCATTTGCCTCTCCAAATCTTCAAGAAACGCTCTTTTGTGGTGATCATTTCCGAAGGCATTTGGATTGTGCCGCAAGTACTCGCATACAACCTTGGTGCAACCGCCTTAGACTTTGCCTGAAGCGGCGCATTTTTATTTTCGCCCTCCATTATTAAGACATTTCAACTGTTACTTCAGTTTCTTGCATCGAAACGCCAGATTTGAAAACATTGATAGCTAAAATGTCATCAGGCTGAGCTGGTGCAGAAAGTGTCATTTCGTAAGTTTGGTTCACGGTGTCCTCAACCAATGTAACTGTTACGTTTGCTGAAGTTGTGGTATTGTAAACCGCAGCGTCAGTAACTCCGTTATCCGGCGAAAGATCCGCAGAGACAAGTCCAGTATAGTGAGCCTTGAAGCCAACTGAACCATACATTTTTTGGATTTTGTAAACAAATGTGTCCTGACCAGACTGAGACTGAAGGAACATGAAGATTTGAATTGGTTGCAAGTTGAACCAACGTTTTGCATCGTAATCGATGTCAGCAGTCGCGATATAATCACGGTTTGCATCGTTTTCAAGTTCGTCAACCAAGAAAGAAACCATAACTTTCTGTAGAGAACCTTTAGTAGGCTCACCATATTGCGCAGAAATAGTACCTTGTTGAATTGCGATTGGAAGTAAATTACCGTTACCGTCATTCATACCAGCTACTTGACCTGTGCGAGTGATAGCGTAAACCGCTTTATCTTCACAAGTAATTGAGTCGTAGAATGCGATAAGCGCAGGGTTCGCTTCTTCTTTTGAATGGTGGTATGTGGTTGGCTGTTTAATTTGCTCGCCTGTTGGAACCGGAATACCATCACGGTCTTCTGTTTCCATTTCAGCAGGAGGTGACTCTAATCCGAAGATTTCAGGCGTGATCAGCCAACGCTTTGTGGTATCAACGTCATTCAGTCTTGCTGTAACGTATGCTTGATTCAAAACAGTGCCGGCAGCGATTGAGTTTAACGCTCCTGTGCTATCGGTTCTGTTTACAAAAATGTAGAATTTTGTGCGGCTCACCATTGGTAAGCAGCCTGACATTCCCGGGTTAATCGGTGTCCCGGCGCATTGGCATTCTTTTTCAAAGAGTCCCATAATTTTTTAAAAGTTTTTGTTATTTTTTGCGCCCCGAAATCATGCCCCGGTGCAGAGGCATGGCAAATATACAAAAAAACGTTTATAAAGCGTAAAAAATAAAAATTATTGAAATAATATAAAAAAATATTGCAGGAATTAAAAAATGTTATATCTTTGAGCCATTAACAAAGCAACACTATGAGTAATTTACAAAGAAAAACAAATGCTTGTTACGGTATAGAACGATGGCTTAGAAGTCAAGGTTTAAAAGTTACAACTAAAACTGTTTCAGAAATTACAGCAGATTTTTTAAAATCAAAAGGATTGCCATACGTAAAATTCAATCCAAGATATAAAGGGTTGTTTAATGCGGGTATTTCTAATGCTGAATTAGTACAAGAGAATTTTAATGATTTTAAACAATTTGTAATCCAAAAAGCAACACTATGAGCAAGACAGCGGAACTTTTAGGAATAATCGAAAGTAACCACAACTTTTATAAGGAAACTATTGCCTCCAAAGGATGAATACAGCAGAAACCCCCACTTGCACAAAGCCGATGTTAGGCGTAGTGCTTTCTTTATTCGATGGTATGAGTTGCGGACAAATTGCACTCAACAAAACAGGCATTTCCTATGGTAAATATTATGCTTCGGAGATTGATAAACACGCCATAAAAGTAACACAACACAACTTTCCAAATACAATACAACTTGGAAGTGTTACCGATATTAAAGGCACGGATTTACCACAGATAGATTTATTGATAGGAGGAAGCCCTTGCCAGGGATTTAGTTTTGCCGGGAAGCAATTAAATTTTGAAGACCCACGAAGCAAACTATTTTTTGAATATGCAAGGTTGTTAAATGAATTAAAGCCTAAATACTTTTTACTCGAAAATGTAAGAATGAAAAAGGAAAGCCAAGATGTAATTTCAAAATATTTGGGAGTAGAACCGATTGAGATAAACTCAAACCTTGTATCTGCTCAAAATAGAAGAAGGCTTTACTGGACTAACATACCAAACATTGAACAACCTGCTGATAGGGGTATTTTGTTAAAGGATATTATTGTTGATGGTGCTATTGATTGCCGAATGACAACAGAAGATAAAGCCTATGCCTTGACCGCATCATATAACGGTGCTGTGGCTTGGAATAGTATTGAAAAGAAACAACGAACAATGATATTGGATGCTGTAAATGGTAAAAAGGTGCATATTGATTTATTTAAAGAAGCACCATATACATTTTACGAAACGAGAACCGATGATGGCAAAGAAATGAGGCGTAAAATTAGAATTGAAACGGGCAGAGATTCTACGCCAAGAAGCAAAGAGTTTAAAATGTATTTACCATTGAAAGAGCAAAAGGGAAATTGCCTTGTAACAGTTGAAAGCCCTTTGGATTTTATAGTAGATACAAGTTGGAAATACAGAAAGCTATACTCAATTGAAATGGAGAGGCTTCAAACTGTGCCAGATGGATATACTAAAATGGCAAGCGACACACAAGCAAGACGAATGTTAGGCAATGGTTGGACTGTTGATGTTATCGCTCACATTTTCGGAGGGCTGTCTTAGCATTACGCCTAACGTCCTGTGGCTTTGTCGTCGTTGTGGCGATTAAAGACCAAACTTAACAAATAATAACTAAATTATAAATTTATGACTGAACTTTCAAAAAATACCCAAGTGCCACAATGCGACAAAACCGCTGTTATGCGTCCGTCATTTTGGTTTATGACCGACGCACATACTTTTATTAAACCAAAAGGAAATAATTTACAAGATATTGTAGATGATTTACATAAAATAGCAAAAGAAAATAAATACGGAATGGTTTGTCCTGTAACTATTTTAAGCAAAAAAGGTAAAGAATTGAAGCGAGTAGGTAGAGCGTGTCACGTTGACGGTAAAGGATATGTAAATACAGATGAATGGCTTTCTGAAATTATGAAGGTTAAATGTGTACGTCTTTATGATGGCGAATAACGTACTGGGCATTGCCGAAGAAGGGGTTTTGAAACTCCAAAGCTCGGATTACCCACTAAAGTTGATTAGAAAAATGAAGCTCAATTTACAACATCACCCCCTTTTTTGGCAATGCCTTGTTATACGCTGGCACGGTAAATTCAGCAGAAACTTGATTTGAAACACAAAACAAAATTTTTATTAAAATGAGCGAAGGCAAAAAAGAAATAATAAATGGAAACTGCTTTGATGTATTGAAAACCATTGAAGATGCAAGTATTGATTTAATACTAACAGACCCACCATACAACACAACAGACTGTAAATGGGATAAACAACCGATTGATTGGAATGAATTAAAATCTGAATTTTTAAGAGTAATAAAACCAACAGGTACAATTTGTATAAGCGTTCAAAATCCATTTGGCTTTTTAGTTGGTGGATTGTTTGCTGAAATATACCGACACAGATGGGTATGGGAAAAAGATAAATGTGGTAATTTTTTAGCAGCAAAAGCAAGCCCATTAAAATACACTGAAGATATATTGGTATTTCAAAAAAACGGATATTATAAAGCGTGGAATAACAACGGAAACCCAAAAGGAATTTACAACCCACAAATGAGAAAAGGTACAGGTAAAGCAAGAAAAACAAATAGTGAAAGATTTGGACTGTCATCAACTCAAATAAGTGATAGACCAAAATATAATCCGCTTATAGCAAACCCAGAAACGGACGGTATAGTAAGATACCCCGCAGATATTATTTATTTTTCAGTTCCGCATAGAAAAGATGAGCGTTTCCATCCCACGCAAAAACCGATTGAATTATTTGAATACCTTGTCAAAACATATACAAATGAAAATGGGGTGGTTTTAGATTGTTTTTCAGGAAGCGGAACAACTGCAATTGCTTGTTTAAATACGAACAGACAATTTATAGTAATGGAAAAAGAACAAAAGTATTACGATATTATTTTAAAGAGGGTGGGAGATTTTAATAAAAAATTTGAAACGCAAACTCTATTTGGAAACGAAATGTAGTGCTTGCGTATAACGTTTTGCGGCTTTATGCAGTAGCGGACTTAACCAAAAAAATTTGATATGGAAAACGAAATTATAAATACAGATAAAAGTTCATTAGAACCACGAAAACCGCTATTGCTTAAAGCCGATGTTATAAGCCGTTTTGGTGAATGTAAGTACAGTTGTCAATTAACACACGAGCCAAGTTGGTTTCATACAATATTGATTAAAGACTTTAGCATTTATATAGAGGAATGGATTGATGATGAAGATGATGAAATTTGTGCAACAGTTTTTACAGGCGAGAAGAAAAATGCTAATGGCTTTGCAAATACCAACTTGGCTTTATTGCTGAATGATATTCAGGAATTCGTGAAAAATGGCTTATAACGGATTGGGGCTTAATGCCGTTGCCTCTACAAAAATGGCACAAACTTTAATTAAAAGATAAAATTATGAAAACAGAAAACAGCAACAAAGAGGAACAGGCAATGGCATTTAAGCCCTTGTTAGCAGATGTAAAAATTACGGCAGCATACACCGATGTTTCAACTAATCCCGAAAAATCAGGAGAGTATGAAATATTAAATAACAGCCCCGAATGTAACGGTGGGCAGGGCTTGTGCTACTACGATGTTGAAAATGGTTGGGATATTCCCGATGCAATAAAAAGTTTCTTTAAGATACGAAAGTGGAGGCACAAGCAGTAGTAATTTTTATTTCTGCTAACGTTATCGGGCTTGGCGAAGTTTGCGAAGCGTTGGCTTGTGCGGTCGGGCAAATTGCGCCAAACCCGTGTTATGTGTCTGGTTTTATTTTAATTTTTTAGCGTGGGCAATTATGATATTAAGAAGAATGGGAAACAAAAGCAAAATAGCGGAAATTATACAAACTAAATTTCCCGAACACAAGATTTATGTTGAGCCTTTTTTTGGTGCAGGTGGAATGTTTTTTAATAAACGAAAGGCAAAGTATAACATTGTGAATGATTATGATAACGATGTATTTAATTTATTTAACGTGGTTATGCACCGAAAAGATGATTTTATAAATGCTTTTGTTAAAATGCCTGTTCACGAAGGACTTTTAAAACACTGGAAACAGAATAAAGAAACAGATGAGATAATGAAAGCATTAAGGTTTATATTCCTTTCAAACTTTACTTATATGGGTGCTGGAGCAAGTATGTGTTTTGGAACTGAAAACCCAAAAGGAATAATATTAAAAAACCTTGATGCTACTCAAAAGCATTTAGAAAATGTGCAGTTTGCAAATAGGGATTTTAGAAGTTTTTTTGAGCAATTAAGAGAACGAAATTCGGATGATACTTTCATTTACTGCGACCCACCATATTTGGGAACGGATGACAATTACGAAACTTCATTTAAAGAACAGGATAGCGAAGACTTATTTAATTTGCTTGTGCAGTCAAAATGCAAGTTTGCAGTAAGTGAGTTCGACCATCCGTTTATACTTGAACAGGCTCAAAAAAACGGACTGAATACGATAATAATTGGAGAACGTCAAAACCTAAAAAACAGAAGAACTGAAATACTAATAACGAATTATGAACAACAACCAACTTTATTTTCCTGAGTGCGGTGGGAAAAAAATTAAAATAAAACTTGCACATAACGGTGGCGATTGGCGAAGTAAAAGCCTTGCACTACTGTTGATGGTTAGCACTACACTTGATGGCTTTTATTTTGCCAATTGCGTGTTAGCTGCTGTTTTTTTTCTGTTTGATTATCAGTACTTTAGAAAATAAATTGAAAATATCTTTGAAATAGTTTGCAAATTCAAAATAAGGTTGTATATTTGTATCAGATTTTAAAACAAACAAAATGACAACAATAGCAAAAACAACAGAAAACAACGCAAAAGTAAAAGCACTTAAAAAAATAGCTGAAACTAAATGGACTGGGACAACTATCCATACAAATTTAGACGCTTGTTTAACCGCTTTAAATTTAGACAGTACAAATTCAGGATGGTATAAACCAACAGCATCAAGAATAGATGGGTTAACTGGTATTTTTATGATTAATCAAGATGGTTCAATTTTTTGTGAAGCAAGAGTTATAAAAGAAAGCGAAAAAGAATATAAAATTGAATATATGACAATGGCAGGATGGAACGAATTTGAAAACCTTTATTGTCAATTTATAGATGAAAACTAAAAAAGAAACAAGAGGGGGCACCCGGCAAGGGTCGGGTGCTAAACCTAAATACAACGAAGGAACTAAAACGGTTGCTTTTCGCTGTCCAAAGTCCAAAGTTGATGAACTAAAATTAATTGTCAAGTCTAAACTTTCTGAGTGGTCGGTAAAATAGCAGCTAACGGTTCGCAGCTTTGCGTTCGGTGGCGATTAGAACCACAAAACTTTCAAACAAGCACAAAAGATGAATAGAAATACAGAACTTGAAAATATGCACTGCACCGCCACTGACGCAAAACTGCTGTTAGCTGCTGGTGCGGATTTGAAACGATACTCCGTTGTTTATGCAGACCCCGCTTGGAGTTACGACTTTAAAGAGCCGACTGCATCAAAAGGTGGGGCAAAAGGAAGTGGTTATTCCGCAGGTGTCAATTACTACTATGGAACAATGACTGTTGAGCAGATTATGAAATTGCCTGTAAAAGATATTTGCGAAAAAAATTGTGTGCTTTTTCTATGGGCAACTAATCCGCTTTTACCCGAAGCATTAGAAACAATGAAGGCTTGGGGATTTAAGTATAAGACAATGATAACTTGGCACAAAGAACGATGCAAGGGGATGGGATATTGGTTTCGTGGACATACCGAACACATTTTGGTAGGTGTTAAAGGTAAAGTAAAAGCGTTTCGTTCTTTGGAACACAATATTAAAAAGCTGCCCGTAGAAAAGCATAGCAAAAAGCCTGATGAATTTAGGCAAATGATTGAAGCCGTTACAGGCAATTTAGGTAATAGAATAGAATTGTTTGCAAGGAATAACCACGAGGGATGGGATGCTTGGGGAAATGAAGTCGGCTCGTCTGTGGAACTCGGATGGTAGCACTTGCAGCTAACTACTTATATGCACACCTTTTATCCACATATCAAACCATATATGCTGAATATGCGCACCATAATGAAAATAAACAATACTTTATTCAAAATGTCCACAAACGAAAAAGACTACAATATAATCTCAGAACAAATCAAACAAGGCGTTGTGAGTTATTACAATCCTCTATGGATTGGAGCCATTGAGTATGCCAAAGGATTGGGCCTGTCTGCCACAAAGGAACAAAAGGAACGATACACAAAACAAGCCAAAGAGATAATCTACTTTGAAGCCAAGAACCGTTTAAAAGAATTCCCAAGCGACAAAGAGGCCATGTCGGAATACACCGGAATAATGCACAATGAGATCACAGCGGAATTGCACTTTAAAATTTCCAGTCTCAGGCAAAAGTTATTTTTAAAAGAACACATCGAAAGTGAATCAGCTAACTAAATTATATCTCCGTTCATTGGTTGTGGTTCTGATCATGTGGGCTATAATCGGAATCGCTTATCTTATTCTTGAATAAATTGGGTTCACTCTGCACCCACAGATTAACCAAACAAGCTATTTAATTTCATCATATAGGTAATTTTGCAATGTATCAATTGCAAACCAAAACCTTGTATATGAAATGAGTAAACTAAATTGGTTTTTGACGGTAGTTTTAATTGGTTCAATTGCCTGGACATGTTCCAAGGATCATTTGGAGGCCATCCCAGATTCAAGTATAGTTTCTAAAAACATTCAGGCCGCAGGAATGCCCGGCGACACTGTTTATATCCCTGTTTATTCCGGAGCCAAGATGAAGGTTGTAAAAAACACGGTCAAATACTGGACCGTTGGAGGCATACAATATTCATTCGCTAAATTCCAGGCAGGAAACATTGTAAAGCCATTTAATTATCAGCAGGACAGCCTAAAGGAAAGAGTCGTTATATCCGACACCACTAAAATTTACTTTCCTGATTCAGTTTTTATTTGTCGAATGAAAATACTGTAGATGCCAAGTTACGAAGCATCAATACAGCACATTAAGAAAGCGCGCCAAGGGGATTACTTTGAGCGCGAATTTATATTTAACACACTTGACCTTACCGGAAAATCTGCCAAATGCCAGATCAGAGAAGAAGTTGGCGGCCCGGTAATATTAGAATTTTCAACAACCAACTCCAAGATAGTAATCAGCGGAACGAGCCTTAAACTGGTTTGTCCTGCCAATGAATTCACAATCAATCCGGGAATGTATGTCTATGACATAGAAGTATATACTACCAGTGCGGATAAGTCCACATTAATAGACGGAACATTTGAAGTAATTACCCAAACCACCCAATAATTATGCCTACAACGGTAAGCGTAACACAGGTGCAGCCGATAGACTTACAGGATAACCCTGTTGCTCCAGTTCAGGTTCAAGTCGAGCAGGTTCAACCAGTTCAATTGATTCCATTACATCAAGTCGGAGGAAGCGGAACAAGGTTTATCAAGATCCTTGGCAGTGTTTTCTCAGCGACAATATTGCAAGGCGAACATGGCTTAAGCTCTATTCTGGGATTATTTCTTTTAAAACCTACAGGGGAAGAAGTATCGGTAATGTGGATGGTGACAGGCAGCACGGTAAGCGTATTCAGCAATGTGAATCTTAATAACCATAAACTTATAATATTCTAAAATAACACCAAATGGCAGCTAAAGAATTTTATCATGACATAGACCTCGTCAAGGTCTCGCAATTACTCAACTTTAGGGTTCACAATAGGACCACAGCGGAGAGAACTACATTGGCAGGAACATTGAGTTCCACACACAAAGGATTATCGGTTTGGGACACTGACTTGTCCAAGTTATATATATGGGATGGTTCTGCATTCCAAACACCTGGGGCGGTTGCCGGAGCAATGACATTCAAAGGTGTTGTTGCTTATAACGCAGCGGAGCCAGGATCACCAGCGACAGGAGATTACTATGTATTTTCAACAGCAGGAACAAACACATGGGAATCTTCCGATGTAGTTCAGATTGGTGACTCCGTTGTATGGGATGGCACAAACTGGAAATTTATCCAGGGAAATGTTTTAGCGGCAAGCGAGACTGTTGCAGGAGTTATTGAGATTGCAACCCAAGCAGAAACCAACACTGGAACTGATGATGTAAGGGCGGTCACTCCGCTTAAGTTGACTTCATTTGCGTCCACAAAGGCATTTGCCAAAACATATTATGCTGGCTCATTGACATTGGTGGCAAACACTCCGTTGACAATTACGCATTCATTAGGTCTGCAAAATAGAAACGCCTGTGTAGCCTTTGTGTGGGATTCCACACACTCAGCGATAAGTGTTGACATTGATTCAGTGGACACTAATTCATTAACAATCACATCAGCAGTGGCATTATCTGGTGCGCAAATCTGTGTAATAGGGTTTTAATAATGGCTGACAAACTCCAGAACGCTTTAGATATAGTTGAATTATCCGCTTCCCCAGGTTCGCCTGGGAGCGGATATCAGCGCATATATCCTAAAACGGACGGTAAATTATATGTAAAATTATCAGACGGAACTGAAAAGGAGTTAACGCAAATCAAAACCCCAACATTTGTTATTGATGGAGGCGGTTCAGTAATTGCGACTGGCGAAAAAACCACAACGTTGTTACAATTGCCGTATGCAGGAACTATAATTGGATGGTATTTGACAAGCAAAGAAACTGCAACCGTAACGATTGACATTTGGGCGCACGATTCATCAGACCCAACAAATGCCAATACAATCACAGCAAGTGCCAAACCTTCTTTAACTGCTGCTAAATTCAACAACTCCACAACATTGACAGGGTGGACCACAGCATCGGCAGTAGGTAAAAAATACAAAGTTGAAGTGGAGGCGAATGACGCGAGTACGAATCTTAAATTAACCTTATTGATATTATGATGGATAATTACGAGTGGTTAAAATTATTCTATCTGGTGTCTCAATACATCACTGGGATTATTGATTCTGAAGAGTCTGGATTTTTTCAAAACCTTCTTAAAGATCAAAAACAAAACGGAATAAAACTATCCATCGAATTGACAAACGAAATCTTCAACAGCGGAATAGACATCGG